ATGGCTTCCATCGTGTAAAAACACGTACCATCCAGGTAAAATATTTATTTACTTCACGGATGGCTGTGAAGACTCCTAGTTTAACGCCAAGCCGTCAACTATTGCCCCATGTTCGCTGTAGTACCCAGACAGACTACCACCAGATATTAAATTGGATTCATTCAACATGCTTTTAACATCTGATTGATCCAATCCGTATATCTTGGTAAACATCTCCCATGTACCAGAGTCTCTAACATGTTTTTTGGAAAGAAGTGATTTATGCTCTAGATCTTTGGATTTGTAAGTTTTACCTCTACCTAAATCTTGTTTTAATCGCTTAAACACTTCCCCTAAAACTGGTATGAAATCATTGTATCGATTCCCGATCAACACCCCTCTCATGTAGGCATCCATGTCATTATCATCATAATGACGATCTTTAGCTACCATTTTACTTAAAACTCTGAACACTTTAGGTCCTAACACTCTGGTGTTAGCAGTGCGCCATGGTCTGCCGGAGCAGTATTCCACTAAGTCGTAGTCATATCCTCTGTCAACCAAATTAGATTCGTGTCCAAATAACTCAAAGTCTTTGGCCATCAAATCCAAGTCAATTTTAAGAGGTGATTTGTAAAAAATGACATTATCGTCACCCAAACAAATCATAGCGAAGTCAGTTATACCATGTAACTTCCATAGTATGTACCCTGTCATTATAAAATTACGAATTGTATTTCCAAAAGACGTGTTTATGACTCCTGAGCAGAACTTGCCGATGCATTTATATATTATGCCAGTTAGTGTTCTACCATCACAACGATACTGTTTACGCAACAACGTCATTAATCTAGTAGACAGATACGGCCTATAAAAATCCATTTCTGCTTTAATTGCTTCGACTTCAGTATGTCCATCGTAAGCACTTAGGTCATTTTCCAAAACCTTGTAGCCTTCAGCTTCATAGCGAGCCATTATAGCCCCTATCTCCTCGCCAGTCATTCCACCAGTATAAATATACCGGCCATCTTTGAACAACAAATTTTTGATTTTATCTTGGAATGCTTTGTATTCAGGACCTGTTAGGCCCAAATAATCATCTGGTTTCCCTGATATAATCCGAGGTTTAAACTTGTCAGCTAGTTTGCTTACCCATTCGAATTTAACGAAGGCTTTAGTAAGTGATGATACGTCTGTTACTGAAAAATCTTTAAAATAATCAATAGCATCCTTTATCTGCTTACGCCTTGCCAAAGTATACCTTGACACGAAGGTGACCAAGTCACCTTCCTCCGCTTCAGTGTTCAAGTTATTCACTTGTTCACTAAACCACAGTTGTGCCTCCTTCCAGTATTTTACCCGGTCGGACTGTTTTCCAAATGGTTTGATCAACATTCGGGTTAATAGACCCTGTAACTCATTATGAGTACAAGACCTTGCAGATACGATATTGACATTGTCAATAGTGAATCCGATTTTATATTTGTTGCCTTGACACTTGTAGAATGTTGGCATGGTAACTATAGCATTTGGATGCATTTCTCTAGTTACTACATTCCCGTCGGAACAAGTGTCCTCCAACAGCTTATACTTGGTTAACCCACCCTTTAATCTTTTAGCATCAGCAGCTGCATATCTGCAACCTGCCACACCCAATGCTAATGATATGCCGCCTAAGCCTGCGGCTGGTTTAGGATGTTTAGGAGCCAATTTTGCTGTAACCAGCACCCCTACCACACCCAGTGCCACGCATGCTACACTTTTCAATTTCTTGAGTGATCTTTCAACAGTGTTTGCTCCACCATTGTTGTATCCCAACAAATTGTACCATCCCCTTACAATGGTTGACCCATTAATATATTTTTGATGTATAGCACGACGTCTTTCACCCTTCCACAATTGATAAGGGATACCTATATCATTTGCTTCTTGGTCAAAGATGCTTATGGCAGTGTCAACATTACTTTTTGTTAATGCAATTTTGCACTGTCCCATAAACAGATGCAGACTTTTCGACACTCTGCTGACCCCATCTTCATATTTTGACTTGTATAAAGACATTCTTACCTTCCCGGTAAATTCATCCCACAAATCTATGATAGGGTCATTAGGCACCAGTTTCTCGACTGGTGCTGATTTAGTTTCGGAAGCACTAGGGGTTTTATCATCCATTTCATCATAGTAATCATTTTCCCCTTGTAATTTCTCCACTTCATCGAGCAGTGATCTAGCCACTAGTCGGTTAGTACTACTTTTCCGTGTACCACCTTTCCTAACAGCAGGCCGCATTTTGCCATTTTTAGACCTGGCTGGTCTCCTAGTGACGGTTGCATTGCTCGTATCAGAGTCATTCTTACTAGAAATGGAATGACCTTGCGAGCCAAGAGGACTTGCACCTCTAAACTTAGTAGTTGGAGACCCCTGATGTCCGCTAAGTCGGTTGTCAGAGTCACGAGCAATTCCAGCTCGCTTC